ATGGGATTGGGTTTTTCTTATCATTTGACAGTGATAAGAATACACGGTATGGATTGCGTCCTGATGTAGACGCAAGTTTATCTAATAACTTACCATGACCTATAGTGGGAGGATTCATTCTACCAAAAGTAAAATAAACTGTTTTTTCCTCCTCAACCAGAAATTGAGAAAAACTATTAATAGGCATTTACTTACCGCGTTTCCTTTGTAACTCTACTTTACGTTTGTCTTTTCGCATACGTTTACCTAGATTTGTAATGCGACCTGCAATCTTATCTAGACGTTTTTCAAGACTTCCTTTTTGAGCTGCGGATAAATCGGTTTTGGCTCTGCCTTTAGATATCTTTTTGCCTATATCTTTACGTGCTTGTCTTTGCGCACGCTTATCTAGGCGTTTCTTATCAGCGATTTTGAACTTCAAGCGTTTCTTGCCAATAGCAAGTTTAGCTTTGTTCTTCTTCATCATGACCTTTGCCCTACGTCTCTGCGCAGGAGTCCATGCTCGCTCGTCTAATTCATCGTAATTTTCTACGAATTCTCTGAATTTTAACATTTAGTTCCGTCCCGGTTTATCCCATCCCTTTAATATATTGGGTGAAAAGTTGTTATATGAAAATTCCATACGGTCAACAAGTTTCACTGCATCACCACCAAGTTTATCAATAGCAACAAAGCCTTCGGCACCTGTTACTTTGAATCCATTCTTTGTCTTCACAAAAGATTTAACTTTCTGTAATGTATTAAGCTTATTTATAAGTTTTAATTTCGCTACTACAATTAATTTTTGCAGTTCGAACATTTTTATTAGATTTGCTTTATTCTGCGGTGAAAAGAACGACAGCAGCTGCTGCTTAGCATCTCTTTGAGACTGCTTGCCCTTCTCTGACTTACGTTTAGCTTCTTCTTTGCCATACTTTAGGCCAATCCATTTAATCAGCATATCAGTATGTCGTCTTGTATTCTGTACTACTTGTCCTTTACGAACATATTTATTATTAAATTGCTCAATCAATTGTGCAAGCTTTTGATTGCTCTGTAATTCTCGCAGTGTTGAACCTGCTATTTGATTGAACAGCTTACCAGCTTGTGACAGCGATGTATTTACATCAGCTGTTTCTTTCTTAGTCATCAAAATATCTGTATGATCTCGCAGCATTGCGTCTTGAGACCATACAGCTTTTGACTTCTTCATTCCTCTAACGTTGACACCGTAACTGGCTCTGAGGGAATCGAAACTATTTCCGCTATAAGTTGTGTGCCAGACGATCCCAATGGTAGCGCGCCTGATATCACTAGCAGCATCATTATCAGCAGGAACAGCATAAACAATGGTGTTTGGATGAAACGTAACATATTTTTGTCCTTTAATGTTTACTTTTTTTACATCACCAGGGCCAAACAAGAAGTCACCTTGGATAATTCCTTTAATTCCAAGTTTGGGCAATTCACGTAAAGCAGACTTAAGCTTGTCAGCAAGGTCGCCACTAGTGTCATCATCAACATCAGCAGCGGTCTTATAAATCTTGGGGTTCTTATTGAAGATCCCTTTTTTCGCAACGAAGAATACTCCGTCCGAAGGGTCAGTGCCAGCAAAAATAGCAGGGGCACCGTCCCACTTAACAGATACGTTACCATCTTGTTCGCCTTTCAGCATATCGCGTAAAGAACGTAATGCATTGATTGCTTGTCGAGTACCTTCTACTCCACCATAAAGAACCTTGTCCTCTATATGTGTCATGTGAGTATTCTTTTGTTCTGTCAATGTTTCTTTAAACGATATCATCTTGTTTCCCTGAATGTCATACCAGTATATTATACCACGTTTCTTATGATTTGTACAATTTAATGTGCGTCGTAATATGATTTACTAATCTCGCCTCGATTAACTGTGTTTGCATCAGTAGTTTTCTTCGTTTTAACATACACCGAATGTCCACCGATCGTACGTATTCCATTAGAAGATTTTAACCATAGATTTCTATGAGGATGACCTGCACCAGGATCTGCCGGTGCATTGTCATACTGCCATCCAGTAAGATTAGTAATGTTTACATATGCCATTAGTCAGGTTCTCCCATCAGTATGTCATACTGTGTTTGATCTACTACACCTTCGCGCAATAGCTTTTCTCGGTTTGCCATGTGCTTCATAGTAATCTCTTCTTTCGATCCACCGAAGTATGCCACTGCATGTCCTTCTTCAATCATGAGTTGTGTTAATCTTTTAACTGTATAAGCATTATTTTCTTGCTTGTACTCAAATTCAAAATCACCAAGTATACGACCGAACTTGCCTTTCATATCTTCGCCGTGTTTATTTTCTTCTGTTATGAGCTTTAGCTGTGCTTCTGCAAATAACTCTTTGACTCTTGCTTTTGCAGCTTCGCCAAATAAATCTTCTACTTTATCGCTTGTTCGTGACTCGGGTGTGTCAATACCCATAATACGTACTCTTTCATCATGTAACCATATACCAAATCCTAAATCAATATCAACATCTACCGTATCTCCGTCAACAACTTTTACTAGTCTAACATCGTATTTATTTTCGGTTGCCATTAGATTTCCTCTGCATTTTTTGATCGAGCTGATGCTCTTGGGAAAACACCAACTCTTGCAAATGGTACACGTACGCCGCCTACATTAGATCCTCTATCACTCGTAAATCGTGCATAAAAGATTGCATCATAGCCATCGCCTTTAGGTAATTTACCATTTGTATCTTGGTGTTTCGATTGAATATAATATAATTTACCACGTTTTTTAATCTTCATAGGTCCTTGATGAAATTCATCTACATTATCACGTCCACGTGCTCTACCGAAATCTACACCCCACACAGATTGATTGATAAGTTTTTTATCTGTTACTGTACGATATGCAGATTTACCTCTTTCCATTCCTTTAGGGTATTTCTTTAATAATGCATCCATAAAAGATTTTACTGCATTATTACCTTTAAATATTCTGTTTGTTAATCCACCATATTGTTGGAAGTCTTTTGATGTTGCGCCATCTTTATGAGATATCCAGGCTACCTCATTACCAGCAGCATCTACTAAATGAAAGTCAGACTTAGGTGTACCGAATGTAGATTCTACACCTACTGCCATAACTTTCTTTTTACCAACCATCATCGGTAGAACAGATATACCATCTCTTTTCATTGCTTTTTCTATCTCATCGCGTAAACCTTTGAGTTCTCGATCTTCTGCTGCTGTACCTGAACCAGAACCTTTTCCACCAAATTCTGGAGTTTTAAAGAAATCATGCGGGTACTTCAGATTTATAGATCTACCTTTATCTGTCTTACCTTGCATATTAGCACTATATCCTTTTACAGACATTTCTGCTTCTAATACCTTAAAGGTTGGAGATGTTATCATTACAGCTCCTTTCTTTGTTGCAAAAAACTCTTTATCCTTTACTTTATCAGTAAAGACTTTTAATCTATAGCCACCTCGTTTCATGAGGTCTACATGTTTTAATTGTAAAAAAGTATTCTCTGCCATAAACGTGCTAAATCTCTTCATGGTTGTTACCTAAGTTATTTTACACTATTTATAATATTTTTTTGGTCAGGGTGGTAGGATTCGAACCTACGATCTCTCGGATCCAAACCGAGCACTTTACCAGACTAAGCTACACCCTGATAGAAAAAAAAATGGCGACACAAGGCCGCCGAGTTGGGAGGGAGGAAAATCCGTCTCAGCGACGGTAGATGTAAGCATCTACCTTTGATGCATACTTAAGCGGGAGAGAATTTCTATAACGGTGAACTCCTTGACGGTGTCCACGCGCTTGCGCTTTTACATAATAGCGATAGAAATAACCTTGCTCTTTTAAATCTCTGTTTAGGTTTGTAACCATACGACGAACAGATGCAAGTTCTGTTTGATCTTGCTCATCCATTCCGAATGTACCGATGTAAGCCTCGGTACGCTGTTTTGTTTTATCATAATACATATTATCCTCCTACTTATATTCTACATCAGTTTTTGATGTAGTATACGTACTAGTTTTACTTTTACCCTGCAAGTAATAAGGTTTTTTCCAAGTATCTACACCATGCTTTTTTAAATCAGACGCAGGTATTTTTTTAATCTTATTAGTTTTTAAATATTCTTTCACTAAGTCATCATACATTATACTAATATCCCTCTTTTGATAAGTATATACTAACATAAAAAGGGGCGCTTGTACACCCCTTTTTTTACTTTTTTTAATTTTTTTTATATGTGTTACAATTATGTCACACTATTTGCCATTTCTTTTATCCTTACGCAAACCTTGTAAATACTTAGGAACGCCTGCGTCTTTCTTCTTCAACCAAGTTTTATATTTCTTTCTTAACTTACAGAATATTTTAGGCAGCGAGCGCATACTCGACTGCCTTTTCAGCGGCTTTCACCTTACGTGGTTGGTTATATCCGAACCACTGGTTGTGAAGCCTTTGCTCAGCCGAACGACCTTGCAAGTGATCAGTAACATAAGTCACTGAGTTGAAAGCCTGCCACCAAGAACCTTCACCATACTGAGCGCCAGGCTGAGTCTCAAGTGCATCGTAGCACATTTGAGCAGATCGTGAAAGACCTTCGTATGTTGTTGCAGCAACTTTATCTGCAGTTCTAGAAGTTGAAGGATAAACCTCATCGTAAAACTTGATAAGATTCTCAACTGAGAAACGCTTAGAACCTAAGAACTGAGCCATCTCTTTGTACTTCTCGAACTTCTCGTGAGCAAGACCAAGATCTGATTTTACTTGATCAGGATCAAACACTGTTCTGTGTCCAACTTTAACTGATCTGTTAGCAGAAGCTTCAAGACTCATTGTAAGAGTATTGTGGCAAACTACACGAATCGGTGTGAATCGTACGTCAATTGATTTGCCGTACTGATGTGGATTAGAGAACAAGAAGTATGAGTCGACTTGATCTTCACCGAAGACGTCAAATGACTCTTTTACTTTTGCAAGTGCCCATACAATTTGACCGTTCTTTAACGATCCTGCTGTATGCATTTCCATGTCACCAGCAGCAACATATTCTGCAAAGAAGTTGAAAGCATCTTCGTTCTGAAGAGGATTCCAAGCTTTTGTGACATTTGTCAAGATTGTATTATCACTCGATCTGACAAGTGCTTGTTGACCTGTCTTGACTCGCTGATCACCGATTGTTACATATGCATCAACCTTCTCAACTTCCCAATCAAGGTCAGCCTTCTCCATCATCTGAAGAGGTGTTAGATCGTTACTTACTTCTACACCTAATCCATGCCATGGTAATTCACCGGCATATGCCATTGTTTCTACTTCATGTGACATTCTATATCTCCTTCACACACATAATAATTCTTGTTGAATGAATTTTGCTTCTTGAGCAAATTCACGATGAGTACACTCACTAAAGTTAAATGCTGTATGTTCCATAGCATCCAATATTTCTTTTGCTGTAGACTCGTCTACGTTACAGATTCTCATAATTCGACTAGTATATAATTTCCAAATTGACATTAGTGTTTCCTCTCATTTAATAAGTATATCATACACTATATAAATAGCAATGTAAACAGTTAATTTGAATAAAAACGCATTTTTTTACATTTAATGAGAAAGTGTTACATTTATGATACAGTATCATGCATAATGAAAAGTATAATTTATATGTTCCTGAAAATATTAAATCTAAAAAGGTTTTAGATTATGGATGTGGAACAGGTAATCTGATAAAAAATATAGACTATAATCTATATACAGGTTTAGAAATAGATAAAGAAGCATATGAGTACTGTATAAAAACATTTCCTAAAAATAAATTTATTTTTCAAGACATACATAGCGTTGTCTATAATAAAAAAGGTAAACAGAAATATCCGATTTTAAATGATACCTATGATATAATTTTTGCTTATAGTGTATTTACTCATACTACATACGAGTATTTTTTAAAATGTATTGACATATTTAAATCACATCTGAATAAAGGTGGTTCTATTTACATTTCTATGATACTATTTGAAAATAATAAAATGCTAAGATATTTTGTTACTAAGCGGAAAAAGCAGTTTGGATATTGTGATATAATAGAAAAATGTGATACAGTGGGTTATTTACTAGACAACAAATATAATAGTAATATAGAAGACTATAGTAATTTTGTTTCTATTTACAATAAAAAATTTTTAACTTGTCATGGTAAAATAATTAAAACTACTATGAATCAAGATATACTTAAGTTAAGTTAATTTTTTATAAACACCTGTATCTTCAAATTTAACATCGTGTACTGCAATCCTAAATAATAATCTATCTTCTGTAGGTTCTTCTACCCCGTGAGATATTTGTGTATTTAGAATAGTCAGAGTCTGATATACTAAATGTAATTTATCTGTCTTATCTTCACAAACTAGTGCACCAGTATTTTTACTTAATGGAATAAGTATAGCAATTTTACTCATGCCATCAATATGCATTGGCATACTACCGCCTGCTTTAGTTAAGAAAAAATCACATCTAAAGTCTTTTGTGTTAATACCTAATTGTTTAAATAACCTCATTATATATTTTTTAAGACCCATATCATATTGCTCAATATGCTTAATATAATGATGTACCATCTTACGGCCATACATTGTGTCTTCATATTCTTCATGTTCTGAATAAAGTTTATTAGTGTCAGTCCATTCCATTTGATTCATATAAGGTTCAAAGAAACTACGATCACCGTAAATATCAGTTTTAATAACAAATGGTTTAATTAGTTTCATTCCATTCTTCCCAAAAATTATTATCATTTAGTTTTGCTACAGAAATACTTTGCCAAGCTTTAGGATTATGTTCACTGTTTGCTACTACTAAAAAAGGTCCTTCTTTAAATTCCCACTTAAATGCACTTCTAGCATTCAAAGCTTTTGTAAACATCTTAAAAAATTTATTAGTCCTAGGCTCTCTACTCATAAACGCATTATCGAAAGATAGTTTACTAGCCATAATTAATTGTTGTTGTATGCAATGAAATGTAGCTGGCCTTAAAACTTCACGTGTAAAACGTACTCTCGATGTTTGTTTATTATGATAGAATCTATTTAATATTCTTACAGAATTTGTTGGGTAATGATCACACGAATATCCAGTGGCAAAACCTACTATCTTGTCATTTCTTTTCCATACACTTACAAAGTAATGATTAAAGAAGTCTATCTTAGAATAATTAGTAGCTAGTCGATGATCATCGTTTAATGTCTTTACATAATCGTTTAACTCTTGAGTTTTTTCTTGATATTCATAAGGAAAGAAAGAATATATGTCTGCCGGTCTAGTATCTCCTTCTTCAGCTGCTGGACTATATAAAAGATTTTTATCTATTTCTTCTATTGTTATCACAAGTCTTCCTGACCATTAAGAGATATCACTAAATGTATTCTACCATTATCACCATTATTTTCTGCCCAATGAGTCATACCTGTATTTAAAAAATAAACACTACCATCTGCCGGCATATGCATTTTTTGTATGCCATCTTTATTCTTAACACACATAAAAGATTGATCATTAGTAATAATCGGTATGTGTACTCTTATGCTGTAAGTTGTATTATAATCGATGTGTGGCTTTATGCTATGTCCAGGAGCCATGTAAGCAAATCGTGTTCGCGTAACCGGTGATTTAAATGTATCCAGTATATCATTCCAATATCCAGTACAAATATCTTTTCGTCTAGTATATCTTCTTTCATCCATGACCGGATTATAACTAGGATCATCAGGATTTGTACTTTTTCTGTATGTTGTAATATTGTTGTCTTGTTCTAGTTTTCTTTCAGGCTTCTCACCGTCAAATTCTGTTAAGCTAAGCTGCCTGTAAAATTGACTTCCCTTAGTAACATCCTCATTGCTTTCTGTAAATTTCTTTAGATGATCTAATTTGCTACTACTATTATAAAAATCACCGTATGAGCTATCAGGGTTACTTGCATTTAAATCATCATACAGATCTATGTCTTCGAACTTCTTAAACTCATCTAAGATTCTATCCATATCAAATGTATATGACAGCTTTAAAAACGCTGGTAATTGTTTTCTATCTTTCATTATGTGCCTGTTTTGTATATAGATAAAAGCCACGCTTCATTAATATATTATCGCTTTTATTTCTATCGTTAGAAAAGATCCAGTCTTTATATTGAGATATAGTATTAAACTCTCGTATGATATTTATGTGCCATTCGTCAATCATTATAATCTCAGACTTTATATTGTCTAAAGATGATGGCTTCTTTACAGCTCGCTTGAGTTGTAGTCTAGCGTCATTAACACAAGTTATTTTTTCAGGTAGTTTTACTAATGATGTGTATAGTATAGACATTTTTGTGATCCCATAATACCTGCAAACATATGAGTATTGTCTACTATATCTGCATTCATTTTATTTGATATATAATCATCGTCATAAAAAGATAAGAAGTAAGTCTCATTAGTAAATTTTGGTATTGTTTTAATATTTTTAAAAACCATTAACTGTTTTGACTTACTCTCGACAGCAACTATTGCATTCTTTAGATTTTTTAATTCTTGTATTAAGAGTGTTACATCTCCAAATAATTCTTTGCGATGATTAAAAATTCTATATAGATTATCATCATCATTTAATGATATGTATGTTGCAAGTATATTGCCGCCTTTATTTAGATGTTTACTTAGTTTCTTTGTTGTGTTCTTAAATTCATTTAAGTCTGTATGAGTAAAAACACTAAAGGCAAATATTATATCGTATGTTGAAAACATATTCCAATCATGTGTATCTTTACCATTGTGATTGTATTGCCAATTATAAACATCTCTGTGTAACCATTTACAGTCAGGATAGTTTATTTTATTTTGTTCTATAACTTGTTTATCTATATCGTAACCAGTATAGTCGCCATCCCAAGGTAAAAAGTTTGCGTGGTTACATCCAAAGTCTAAAACCCTTTTATCTTTTATATCTACTATACTTTCTAGATAATCTCTTACATTATATTTTAAATAACTATTTGTATTTTTCTTCATAATAATCTTGATAATTTTCTGGTAGACTTAATTCATCAAATGATTTGTAATATTCATTATAGCAATCATAACTTTTACTTAGCATGTTTTTGTATTTGTCATCTTCTAAATTACCATCCCAAGGTGCACCAAACGCAAAAGTAAACTTTGTATTACTAGAATTATTTTTCATATAGTGAGGCCACTTACCGCTCATTATAAATGGCTTATCAATAGTTTTATCTAAGTAAATATCTTCTGAAGACATGAATACTAAATCATCTATGTTACCCTGTAAAACATATCTAAACTTATGTTGTAATGTATTAAACATTTCTGGACTACAATCGATATGAGGAGGATTTTCTTCTTTAGGTGGAGTAGTAATAATCATAATTCTACTTCTTCCAGTCCACGGAAATATTACATCCTCTGCCCATTCTACTAAATCAGAAAATTCTTTTGATATGTCTGTCCACTCAAAACCAGTATCTGTTTTCATCATTATTGGTACATGAAAACAGTTTCTATAATTATCTCTTATTAATAAACTATATTCTTTATCATTTAATTTATTGAGACAAGTTAAAGGTGGGTTTTCAATATCGAGTGGTAGGTATAATAATTTATCAAACATCAAATAAATCCCTGTATTTTTTAAATACATCTGTGTAAGGAAGATTTATACTTGCTTGTATGTTGTATCTATAATTATCATTATTAAATACAGCATGAGTATATTTTGTATTCCAAGCATATACAATAGGAGTACTATTCTTTGGTGTACCATACTCATTGTTATCATAATACATTTCTAAAGGTCTATATTCGTTATCTAACGGTCCTAGTGGTAAATAAATACTCGTTCCTCTTACAGGATCTTTATGAGGATAAACATTTTCTAATGGTCTATTTCTTAGTACAATATACTTATCAACATCTTCATCAAAAATAGAAAACTTTTCTCTAAGTAAATCTGTAGCGTCACATTCTGGCCAAAAACAAATGTTTAGTACTTTATGAACATCTTTATATTCTAAAGTTTTTGCTATTTCTAATAGTTTGAGTTGTAAATCTCTACTAATGTCGATTTTAAGTGGACATAATGCATTTTCTTTGAGACTAATAGGCCATGTATTCGTATCACAGTTTAACCAAAGACGCCGATCATTACGTGGCGTATGTATTTTTTTTTCTTCTTCAGATAATACTAATTCTTTTTGTTTTATTTCACGCTTTTGCATTTGATTCTAAAATTCTATTCTCAATTAATTTTTCTAACATAAAACCAGTAAAATCATATTTATGAAACCGAACTACTTTCCCATCATGATGTTCTTTATGATAACCTTCACCAGCCACAAATATATTAATCCAAGGTACATTATGTAATCCATCATGATGTGTAAGTGCATTAACCATACCAAATGCAATAGGAGCAATTACAGCAGGTATTACAATAAAAGATAAAAAGAAATATGGATGTATAATAAATGCCGCTACAGCAGATATTATCCATATATGTTTCCAATAATCGTGAAAGAATTTTATCCTTGGATTTGCAAATAAGTCTTTGCTATATTTTGCAGATATAGACTCTATTTTCCAAAGAGAAAGTAATACGGTCCAGAATCCTTTTATATTAGGACTATGCGGATCTTTGTCAGTATCTGAATGATGATGATGCATTCTATGAGCAGCAATCCAACCAATAGGACTACGGCTGCCTGCTAGCACAGATATATACAAAGTAATGACTTCAAATATATGTCCGGCTTTAAATGCTTTATGTGCAAAATATCTATGTAGACCTAAACTGATACCAACATGCGCTATAAGTTGATACCATATAAAACCTATGATTAATGATAACCACATGATGTCAATTCACTCTATTCGTGTCCAATTACCTGGATTTGGCTGATTCGCTACTAACCATGTTTCAAAACTATTTTTTAATTCTTCATTATCCCAAGTTCTAGTAAATGATAATGTTTGAGTTTCGCTATTAAAAGTTACACTTTCTGCAGTTGGTTTAGCTTGATCACTATATGATGAAACCAGATAAGATCTCATGTCAGCTATAGCTTCATCTGCAGTAGTAAAACTTGTAGTACTGTTTCTCCAAACGCTATTTTCTGTATGTGCCATTTTATCCTCTTATAAACTATCTACACTATTTATACATCCGACTATATGAATTCGATGAAAATCAAATGTACAATTTAAAGCTGTATGAGGTTTTCTAGTATCTACCAAGTATGGGTTTCCATTTGCTGGTATATGAAATAATTCTTTGTCAACTGCTAAAAAACAATGAGGATTAGTTATAACCGCTAAGTGTATTCTAGGTGATCTATCCGCATGATAAGAGTAACAAGTTTTTGGTAAAATTTGCATTATTCTAGTTCTATAAAGATTATTCTCTCTTATGAACTTAGTTAACTCCCAATGTTCTGGAGTGTTTAAAACCTCATAATCAGTTTCTTTTTTATTACCAACAGTTCCTGTTCCTTGATGCCATTCTTTTCCGTTTAAAGATTGTAAAGATATTTGATTTTCTGTGTCAGTTCCTGTATTCCATCCATATTTCGAAATGACATGATTCATTTCAATTAAAATGGATTGCAAATTATATTCTTTATCTATTTTTTTATAGTGCATAATATTACTTATAATAAAATGGGGAGCTGACCGTGGCTCCCCGCGAGGTTATTTCTGGCTCCTACCCCGTGACTCAGCTTAAGTGCTGAATTAGAATGCGAATGATACGCCGAGTGTTGCATCGCCGAATTCAAGATCTGCATCTGTACCGATTTCTCCGTACGCGCGTAGACCTGTACCTCCGATTGTATATCCCGCTTCGAGATCTACTCCCTGAAATACGTCACCTGCATTCAAGTTAATAACATCAAAAGTTGTTGATGCTTTAAAGTCAGTTCCCCAAGCATTCATACCGACTGATGGAATAAAATCCATAGCCCATAGCTCAGTTCCTGTATCATAATTTAAGTCAGCTTTTCCGCCTGCGGATAAAGTCTGACCAGCTACTGTGAGGTCCATAGCAGAAACTGCTGAGGACGCCATAATAAGAGTTGCTGCTAGTGTTGCTGCAATTTTCATAATCGTTTTTCCTTTGTTGTCTATTTACGATTCCAGATTTCATAGAGTACCCAAACGGCCACTAAACCTACGAGTCCCTGTGATCCTAACATTGCTACTATTCCGCTAACGTTAGTTATCACGCTCGCAGTTGGCAGAAACGGCATAACAGATGAACTAAGGCCTAAGACCTCAATTACTATCATAAGTGCTGCTATCGAAATACCGACCTCAGCAAGTGTTCCTGCCCATGTTTTAACTTTGTTTAAGATTTCCATATAATCTCCCCTTTCTTATATGTTACCACTTTTCTGTTGCTAGGTAAGTGGTCAACCCCCTGTGATTATGCGGCTAGCGCAAATCCAGATGGTGCAAAATTATTGTTTGCATTTGTGTTCTGTAAACTAGATACCATGTCGATCCTATTTCACCCCCATAATTGGTGGAGGTGCTCGGTACTGCCCCGAGGTCCATACCATCTTTATAACGTCTACAATAATATTTATTAAAGTTAAGTATACAGTAATAAATATTTTAAGGGAGTGTGACATTTATATCACAGTTGGTTATCATGCACATAAAGTTGTATCAAAGCATAATGTAATACTTTTAACAGATCTTTACGAGCATCATCACGTGATCCTTTCTTTCCATATCGGTTTGAATACTTATCAACGTTGCCCATACAGAAACCTGTACCATGTCCACGTTCAATAATCACTTCAGTTGATTGAAACTTATTAGTAGCATAATGCCCTTTATATGTTTCATCAATATAATTTTTAAACTCATCAATTAGATTCGCTTCATTAAATTTGTAATCTATATTCATTCCCAAACTCCATCATAATTATAAAAAATATGCGAACCTATTGTTCGTACCATATTCATTCCGTCTGCTTTACTCCACCAAGGATCTACATAATCCGCATGATAATATATTGACTCAAATGTATTATCTTTTGATTTACCATATAAAACATCTTTAGCAATTCTTTGTGCTTTTTTCCAAGCTTCATATTCACGTGGACGTGGATCTTTTATCGTGTGTGTCCAACTAAATTGCTTAGGTTGAAATATAACATCACATACTGTATCAGGGAATTGTTCGTGTGCTGCTCTATTCATAACAACATGAGCTACGGCATATTGACCTTCATCAGGCTCACCTCTTGCTTCATGATATATGTTAGCAGCCATACAATCTGTTTTTTCTTTGAAGTCTACAACGCCAATCCACGCACAACTCGCTACGGCAATAATAGATACCGCAGAAAAAATACCACCAATTCTGTTTATTGTTTTATTCATAATTTATATTCTATCACAAAACAAAACGTTTGTACACAGTTAATTTAACTTTTTTATGCCTAAAGCCCAATTTTCTGCTGCATCTTCTACATACCTTAACGACTTACCTGGAAATTCTTCGCTATCAAAACGTGTACCATTTTGTTCATGGTATGTAATATAAGCATGTTCCTCTTTAAAGTTAAAGTGAACCTCACAATATTGCCCTTCATTAGGAGCATCAGCGTAGTATGTATGAAGATGTTTGTTCATTGTACATAGTCCTTTATTGTTGGAAAGATTTGTGTTATAGACTCAGCAATTGCCGTTGCCAATTCCATATGTTCTTTTTGTGTACCATTGTCTGATCGTAATTCAACGTAATGTATCCAACTTCGAATAGTCCCGTTGACGTATAACTTTGAGACAGTG